TTACTGCCCTTGAAGAGCTAAAAAATTCTCTATTTCGGATAGCGTTGCTTGGCTCCCTTTACGGAGTATTCCAGATAATTTACCTGATTTATAGTAGGTTAAGCTAGGAACCGTAGCAAGACCTTGACTCTGTCGAAATTGTTGTATTTTTCCATTCGGATCCGACTCGCTATCTAAATAGTAGATCGTCGCATGTGATTGCTCTACTGCCTCTGTTAATTTCGGAACAAAATCACGACAATAAGGGCATGTCTCACGACCTATGTATAATATAAATTCTTCCTCGTCTTGGACCTTTTGCTCCACTTCGTCTATCGAAATAGCCTGGTAACTCTTTACAGCCTTCACATAGTCTGATTCATTTGGCGTAGCCGCTGATTGAGATAGAAAGAAGGCCCCACCTACGACCAAAATAGCTAATAGCACTAGCAAAAAATACTTACGCCACATAATCCCTCCTCAAATACAGACAAAAAGCCCTTGTAAATAGGGCTTTTAAAATATCGATACAAATCTTAGAGCATTTTGTTATCTGACAATGTTTCAGCACCTACAAATAGGGGTAATTTTGACTGGAATTTACTTCTATTCTATCAAAAAAACAAACGCTTGGACAAGTATAGGAAACATAAAGGGTAACTAAAAAGGGAATTAAAAAGATGAGTTCAGTAAGCAAGTAAATCGCACCTGTCAAGGGTGCTTTTTATTTTAGCTCCCTGATACGGGTAATGTCACTCTCATACAGAGAGACTTCTGTAGGTTCATCAGAGCTTGAGCCGCCAATGAGGATAGTGATTTCGTCCTGTTCGCCATTATCCATTTCATCAACAAAATCTGTGACAAGTCCCTTGATAATTTCGCCGTCACTGTTGACTATTTGAACCCTTGAGCCTAGGTAGTTCCAAAGTTGCTTACTCATTTACGATTTTCTTTCCCTTTGATTGTTGGCACGATATGTGAGCCAGTTTTTACTAATTGTTTTGCCTTTTCATAGTAAGGTGTTAGGAAATTGATAAATCCTTGCTTATCACTTGGGTCATGTTCTTCTAAAAACATCATTAGCTCAAAGTCATTGAGAGCATCAAACATTTCAGAATTTTCATTATCCCAAGCCTCGGCAAACTCCTCATCTTCTCCTAAAAGAGCGTTAAACTTAAAGGAAAAGTCCCAAAAGTCTGAAAGTTGTCCGCTGACTGCCTGCTCTAGCATATCTAAGACTTGTTGACTGTATTTCATAATGCTAAGCCTCTTTTTCTAAGTTCAGCTATTACTAATTCTTCCTCCTCAGGAGAAACCCAGGTAAACCGTAGTCTAGCCAGTTCTTCATTTGTCATCTTAGAGGGGACAAGTTTTTCTGACTTCTTCAAATTCAAAGCGTCTATTTGTGCCATTGCCTCTGATAATTCCATAAATCCACCCATTCAATTCTAAAAAAGAGGCTTATAGCCTCCTAAACTCACACTTAATTGTCTCAAGGAAAATATATTGTTATTGTTTTTTCTTCCAACTCTTTAAAAAGGGCATTCTTTGCAAGATAATATGCTCTATTCGCTATTATATCTGACATACGTATATGTGGCTTTTTAGCTGAATTACAGTATTGAACAGTTAACTTAGATAGTTTTTCAAATAAGGGAGGATAAAAGGTATTCCACTCCTGGTTAAATGTTCCATGCTTAAACTCGTTTAATAGTGCCTCTCTTAGCTCATATCTACCATTTGTTGCAGTAGTGTGTTCATCTGTGTAGATACTAATGGTATCTACTTCAGCAACATCTATTTTTCCATCAGCTATCAGTCTTTGAAATACCTTTTTTAGACCAACCTTATAAACATAGTCTAAATAGCGCTGTTTACTTCTTTTTTCGTTAAAAATCCTATCAAGTACCCTATCAATTCTAATTACTATAGAAAATTTTACTTCTTTATTTAGTGACCTAAAAAGACCTGCTTTATGCTTCTTATCTAGTCTACTTGCCTTTAGCTCGCCACTTCTATATCTAGAACATCTAGCTCTTAACGCCGTTTCTGCTGCGATATACTTTCTTCCTGAATTTTCTTTATCCTCAGAATTTAAGTAGATTACCCCACCATATACATATATTGTTTCATGTTCTTTATCAAATACTCCCGACTCGTCGCTATAAACGTAGATATCCAATTTCAACTCCATATATAATAAAATAAGGTCGCTTAATTAAATTAAGCGACCCCCTTGCGACTGACGAAGAATACACTTCGCTTAAACGTTAATTCAGTTACACAAGTATACAGCGTATAACTACCTGTAATCATATTTTATACTATGCACGCGCTTTTTTCAAGAAAAAACTCCAACAAATTTAAATTTTTTTCAGTCATCACTCATAGCTTTAGCAATACTCTCTATGCCACCTTTTTTATATCAGTCTCTTGTGATATAATTTAGTTGAGTTATTTACCACGGATGAGGTAGAGTGCCTCGCTTTTCACCTACTTTTTTGTAGGTGGTTTTTATTAACTGACTATGATATAATGTAATTGTCCATATCAAGGACTTGTAGCTCGTTTCAAGAGGAAACAAAATAACCGGGAGTAACCCGTCTCAAGTTCAATTAAGCCCTATCAGCTTTGAGATAGGGCTTTTTTACTTTATCCTAAAATGAGCATTACTTAAACTCCCTACGGTCATGATAAAATAGTGTCCCCTCAAAAACTTCAAAACGTTTTTCAAATTCTTCATCAGTTAGGTACTCCGCTACATCTCCCCCAAAACTATTTTCAGGTTTAAGAATTGCCCATAAGTTGCGCCCGTGGTCAAAATAGGCTCTGACAAATTCATCAGTACCTTTGGACTTGACCATTGAATGTAGTTTTTTTAAGTCTGATATGATTTTCTGTTTATTCATCTTCGACTAACTCCGCCTTGATTTCTTCTACTACTTCAAGAATATCTCCAGTTTCATGAGCTTTATAAGCCACTTCTAGGATAGTCTTTGCTGATTGCTGCCTCACAAATGGTGACACTGTCTCATCTGTCATCAAGTCATGTAAAACCTCTACAGCCTCCATGCTAACAGATTGTAATCTTGCTGTAGTTTGCTGCATTGCATTAAGTCTGAGTTCCCTGTAATACCTCTTAAATGTTATATCCCTCTGCCACTTATTTACGGTTGTTCTCGATATTCCAACGGCTGCTCTAGCCTCTTCAATCGTGTTACAAGTCATCAAGGCTAGAGCAAACTTTTCTTGTTTGGGCGTAATTTTATCCCCCATGCCTTACCTCCTAAAAATGTAAACTTTTGTTAGATAATGTAAGCCTACTCTATACTTGAGCAGGCTTATCAGTTATCTTCAACCCTCAGAAAGCCCTAGAGCTGTATCAAAGTGATTAGAATATTCTTCTAAGGCTGTAGCCATTTCATCACCAGCAAGAACCAACGTAAAAGCCAGGTCGCTTGCTGATCCGTTACTGTCAATAATTGGGGTATTGTGGTAATCCTTAGCATACCGTTTGAAAATTCGTAGTAAATTGACCAGTCTATCTTCTTTCATGATATAGCCAGGTAAAGTGATATTGTTAGCCTCTCCGATTTCATGTAATTTCTTAATAGCCAGTGGGTTACGCTTGAACTTCTCTAGGTAACCTAATAATTCTTGCTCTGATACCTTCATAGTACCTAGCAAGCTCAACTCTGCTACATTATCAGCTGTAACAGTCTCATATTCTGATTTGATTGCATCTAACTCTGTTTTTTCAATCGCCTCCAGTTTCCCCAGAATACTTGAGTACTCAGTATTAGAAAAGTTTTCTGCCTCTTTTTTGAAATTCTCTAGGCGTAACTCAGCCTCCGATTGATACATCTGTTGGTTGCGAACTTTTTCTGAAAGTTCTTTCTTCATAGTGCCATAAGCCTCAATCTGCTGTTGCTTACGTGTTCCTAGGTTATCAATCTGTGCTTTGATTTGTTGTAGTGTCATGATTTATATACCTCTTTCTTTTTTTTGACTAAAAACAAAAGAGACATGACAAAGAGCGATAAAACTCTTATATCATGCCTCTAGTTTTCTAGTCAGCAGCTAAATTTTTTCTTTTCGCCTTGTCTCCTTTTGAATGGGTTTACCGTCTTGTGTTGTGATAATTAGACTACCAAACTCTGGTAACTTGACTGACTTTATTATACCATTTTTTGAGAATAATACAAAGCCTCTATCAAGCAAATCTTTAAGCTGTTCTGTCTTTTGGATCATACTAAACCTCCTCTGCAGTCTGTTCAAAGTAGTCAGCAAAACCTAGACAAATACGTTCCAGGGCTGCGCCCAATGCAATTCTACCTTGGTAATCTACTGTGATTGTCCCATCTCCACTAATAACCGTTTCTGCTACTGGACTTCCTCCAATTCCAATAAAATAACCGTGAATAGCAATACTTGCCACCTCAGCTATTTTGTTTGCATTTGCGTGTTTAGTATTTTCAAACTTATAACTGAAACAGTGCTGTTCTTTGTAATTTGTCATGTTGATTACTCCTTTACTTGAAATATATGATTTTATTATAATCTGATAATAGGTAGATGCTTGATACTACTGACTTTTCAACAAATACCAAGCCAATTTACTTCCCTTTTTGTTACCCTGTTTGTAAGAATTCGATAGTTTTTCAATTAGTTTTTTTATACCAAGTCCCCTATGCTTAATATTTTGTTTGGCGATGGAAAGCATAGGGGTTTAGGTAGGGTTCTTTTAGTTGTTTTCAAATTGATTAGTTTGCCACGCTTGGTTTATATGGTCGTGGAAAGCATGGTAATTTCTTATAAATTGGGGCAATCTCTCACCCCATGAAAAGTGTCTATTTTTGTTTAAGTTTGTAAGTTAATTATCTTAGCTCAACTACTTTTTAGATAAAGAGTAAGGATGTCAAGCACCCATTTGAGCGCGGTTTCCTCTCTTTTTTTATAGCAACACAATATCAAAATGGCATTTTGCGTTTGTCCTCTGCCTCTTGTGGATAGACAAAGACGTTTTTACCCACTCCGTCCATAATGCGACTAACAAGAGCAGGATCGTATGTTTGTTTTAACTGTGCACCTGTTAGGTTAGTGTTGATAATTGTCTTGTCTCGCATATCGAATAGCTCGTATAAAAACTCTTGTTTCCAGTTGCTCGCCTCGTTCCCATGATTGCCAAAAGTGGACTCTTTCCCTAAGTCATCTAGGAACAGAAAATCAACCTTTTCGGCTAGTTGCATCATATCTCCACGAGTAACCCCATCTTTTTTATTAAAACCCTGTTGAATGGTCTGAAACATTCGATTGACTGGCAAAAACAAGATACTTTTAGGTTCTTTGCAGGCTTTCCAATCCTCATTGAGTTTTCTAGCAATGGCTAGAGTTAAATGACTTTTGCCAACTCCTGGCGACCCTTGTATGATTGCGTTGCCTGTACCTGTTTTCTTGAAATAGTATTCATTGAGGAATAAACCAAACTCCTTAGCCTGCATATCTGTCTCATTGCTGATAGAAAAGGTCTTATAGCTGGCTGTTGCCAACTTGGGAGGAATAATACTCTTAGTTTCTAGCACATCATAGGTTTTGGATAAAGTGGCGTTGATTACTGCTATACCGCTCAATTTCTCGTCATCTTTGTCTATCTTTTCTTGAATACATACAGGGCAAATGTCTATCCTGTAAGGCTCGGGATAGTCAGTTGCCTTTACTTTTTTTATTGACTGCCACCGATACGCTTGGTGCTTGGCGCATAGGTTGTCTGTTATTTCGTAATTAGTTCGCATTTGCATAAGCACCTCCTAAAAGCCCAGTTCTTCATCTTTGCCTAGCTCTTGGAAAGGTACAGCATTTACTTTTGACTTTCCTCTGTACTTTTCCTCGTGCTGCTTAACTTGCTCTACAGTTCTCAGCCCCTGTCCTTGCCAATTTGCAAGAATTGTCCTAGTATATCTGATTGACTTACCTGCGTTCAAGATCGTTACTTCAAGAGCGTACAATAGCAATGATTGGCCATGAATTTTTAACAAGTCCTCTACCTCTGCTATCATTGTCCCATTAACCGACATATCACCAAAAGCTGACTTTAGTTTTTCAAAGATCAGATTTTTACCTTTGTCGTCCTCGTCTTTCTGACTTGACCTAGATTGACTTAGATTATATTGACTTGACTTATATTGACTTATATTCTGCTGTCCCTTGACTGCCTTTTGGTTGTCCCTTGGTTGTCCCATATTCTCAGGAGGCTTTTTAGGTCTGTCCACACGTTGTCTTGGCTCTGTGAGTTCAATTCCTGGGACAACCTCCTTTAGTAAATCCATATAGACGGAATTAACCTTTCTATCGGCACGTACTTTATTCTGTTCATGAAAATCAGTAATGAAATATACCATCTCTTCATTAAGTGGTCTGATAAAGTCCTTGACTATCAAAAGGCCCAAGCTATCTTCACTAACCCCTATCATTCTGACTACAGGAAAAGCCTCTACTACCCCATCATCATCTGAGTTCTGGATCAAGTGAAAATATAGAGCCTGTGCCTCTAATGGGAGGCGTAAAAAGCGCTGAGTTTGGGTTACTGTCTTGCTTATCATTCTTCTGTTTCCCATTATTTCCCCCTGTGCATTCCTACAATGATGTCATAATAGGGATGACCTGCTGGAATGACATAAGTTGCTGGATCAAACTCTACCCACTCTTCTTTACCATCAACAATTACTTTACGTAAGTTAGTGATTTTAGGTTTCCATTCCTTTTTCTCTCTAGCCATTCTTTTCCCTCCTATTCAACTGCCAAAAAATTGTATATATCACTTTTGCGATAATATATTTTCTTGCTATTCTCAAATGGTGATTGATATGGCCTAAGCCCATGTTTTTCCCAATTATTGAGTGTTGTTCCGCTAATTCCTAACTTCTCCAGTAAATCAGCTCTAGAAATTAAATCCCAGCCGTCATTATGCTGTTTCTCAAGCTCAAGCCGTTTTTCTAAGTGGTTGCCCACTTTTTCCAGCAGCTCTAGCTCTGCCTCTCGTGATAATAGCTGCATTTTATACCTCTCCTTTTATGGTGTTTGCCTTATTGTCGTGTCTAATTCGTTCATCTGTTCATAGCCTCCACAAACTCCGATTTTACTTGTGTAATCTTTTCGTGATAGCTAATTTTAGAGTCTGCCTGCTTAGCATTGAAATAAATCTCTTTTAGATTGAGTGTAGCTCCTAGATACTGCTCTTCTGTATAAGTGATATAGGCTTGTTGCTCCTCTTCGGTTTCAAAAAATGTTTTAGCCTGTCTTTTGAAAAAAGCTTGTCTCATAGCGTCAAATTCAAAGATACCAGGATTAAAAAACATTCCTGTTGTTTTTTTAGAAAGTACTTTTTCCTTTTGCGCGTCATTCAGTTCTGGGAGTTCTATCCATAGCAAACGCTGTAAGTCTTCTTTGAGCGCTCCTAATTGTCCTGATAAAAGCCATACCCTAGAAAAATCGTTGTTTTCGTCTGCTAGGTGCAACTCTCTGCTAATTCTATCTAGACTTTTAGTAATGATGTCGAAAGTTGTTTCAGTCATAATGTTTTTCCTCGATATAATTTTATTTTATCTGTGTAGTGACCCTTGCGGGCTTTCTCCGTGAGTTCAAAAAGATGTTTGAATGTTTACCTGTAGCCTTTTTATCCAAAGCCTAGACTATTCCCAGCGGTTACCCGCTCCAGACTTATCAAGCAAGCCTGTGCCAAAATAATAGCCTAGCTGTGTGTAATTTTCTTAGGGTGGTTTAGGGTACCCTGGGTCCATTGCAACCTAATGCCGATACCAGCACCTAATACTTTTCTACTCCAGTTTTAAGGGTTAGCGCCCTCCATCTGAACACATATCACTATTTTTGTGATATAATTAAATAAATACCTAACTAAATCCCATACTTGCTTTTTGTGGTTTTAGTTATTTGAGTGAAAAGCCTTGTGAGTTTGCCGACTGCTAAGGCTTTTTTGTTGTCTAGATTTCTTTAAGTGAAAGGTAGTAAGAAATCTTATAAATCTTCTACTAGCCAGCTCATAACTGCCTGATAGATACGCTTAGGGGCGTCATAGTCGCCTCGCTCAATCTTACTGAGCATCGTTCTAGAAAGTTTAAGAGTTTCCGCAGTCTTGCTTTTTGTCAAATCCAGCTTGCCACGTTTTGCCCTGACTTTTTCCGCTATGTCTTTTGTAATTAGCATAAAGCTCCTCCTTTAATTTTTAAAACAGGACATTTTGTCTTGTTTGTAGGTTTATAATACCAGACATTTTGTCTTTTGTAAAGTGCATAACGCTTTTTTTTTCGAAAAATATAGACATTTTGTCTCTTTTTGATTTTTTTATGTTAGAATATCTTTTGAAAGGTAGTGCAGAAATGAATAGAATAAAAGAGCTTAGAAAAGAGAAAAATCTGACTCAGTCTCAGATTGCTGAATTGTTGAATATCAGTGTAAAGACTGTCTCTCGGTGGGAGAACGAAGAATTTGAGATTAAAATCCCACAAGCCAAAATGTTATCTGATATTTTTGGGGTATCAATCCCATATCTATTGGGTTCTACAGTTGAAGTAACCGACCCTAGTGATTGGGGAAAAATATTATCTGTTCCCTCAAAAGAACCTAACTATGAAACTGTAGAGGCTGGAAAAGCAATTTTCCAAAATTTTACTCCTCCTAATAGTGATAAAATTCTGGAAAATGCTATATTTGAAGACTATAAAAATTTCTATAAAGAGGGCAAAGAAAGGAATAAAGGTAATCTCTCAGAAGAGGATTTAGGAAAATTTTTTAACGACAACCATGTTATTAACTCTTCCTCAAAGAGGTTAAATAATTTTTATCAAGCCTTGCCGTTGTTAGATGTTGAAGAGGCCGCTATTCTTTCATTCTTCTCTCTTTTATCAAAAGAGAAAAAAGCTGCTATTTATGAAATCTTAGCCGGCCTAATTTTCCCTGATGACAAATAACCCCCTAAAACGCCCTCTAAGCGATTTTAACGTTCAGCAATATAAATTATCGTCTTACCTAAAATAAACGAAAATAGGGCTATTCTCGTAAGCCTACGCATGATAAACGCTAATATTCATAAATACTTAACTAAATCCCATACTTGCTTACTGATGTTAGAAAGGTATGATCATGAATATTACAGAATACAAAAAGAAAAACGGTACTATCGTGTACCGCACTAGCGTTTATTTAGGAGTTGATAGACTAACAGGAAAAAAGGCTAGAACTACAGTCACGGCTAGCACTAAAAAGGGTGTTAAGGTCAAGGCTAGGCAAGTACAACTAGAGTTTGAGAAAAACGGTCATTGTGTCAAAGAGAAACCAGCTATTACTACTTATCGGGAGCTTGTCGCTCTGTGGTGGGAAAGTTACAAGAATACCATCAAGCCAAACTCCCAGCAATCTATGGAAGGCATTGTTAGACTTCATATTTTGCCTGTATTTGGAGATTACAAGCTAGATAGGCTATCTACCCCTATCATCCAGCAACAAGTCAATAAATGGGCTGACAACGCCAATAGAGGTGTCAAAGGGGCTTATGCTAATTACAGTTTTCTAAACAATATCAATCGCCGTATTCTTCAATATGGTGTGACTATGCAACTACTGCAACATAACCCAGCCCGTGATGTTATTGTGCCACGTAAGCAGCAGAATAAAGGGCAAAAAGTCAAGTTCTTCAGCAATCAGGAATTGAAACAGTTTCTTGATTACCTGGATAGCTTGGATCAGTCAAATTATGGCGATTTCTTTGACTACGTTCTTTACAAGACTTTACTGGCCACTGGTTGCCGTATCGGTGAGGCTCTGGCGTTAGAATGGTCTGATATTGACTTAGATAGCGGTACAATTAGCGTAACAAAAACGCTCAATCGATACCAAGAAACGAATACCCCAAAATCTAAATCAGGGCTACGGGATATTGAAATAGACAAGGCTACTGTATGA